TTCAAGAACATCAAAACTGAGGTAAGTACAGCCGACGCAACGGAGGAATAAAATGTCAGCAGAAGTAGCAAGCGAAATTTGGGGCGAACTAAAAAGATATGTCAACGTGGTAGATCGTATAGATGCTGCCGAAAGCATTGTGTCTATCCTGATTGATCATGACCATGATGTTGAAGAAATCCGGGAAGCCTTCAAAGGTGATTCAGACATCAAGAAAGCCCTGACCGCATATCTTGACAATGACAAGGACTATGCAGAAGAGGAAGAAGAAGAGTTTGATGACGAGGACAACTACAACAAAGAAGATGATTACTAATGTCAAATTATTTTTGTAGCGAAAAATTTACATGGCTTAGTGTTGATTTAGAAAAAAAAACTAATCGTAGTTGTTGTGCGGCACAGCCGCACAACATAGATTTAAAATGGCTAACCACCAATCCAGGTCATTTATTCAACACACCCGAACTTATCAACGAACGTAAAATGATGTTGGACAATCAACCGGTAGCAACATGTGAAGACGTGTGTTGGCGTACCGAGTCACGTGGGATGGTTAGTCGACGCCAACAATTGGGACTTGATACTTTGCAAATATTGCCAGTGTTATCAAGTCCCAATTGTTTACATGTTATAATAGGTAGTACTTGTAATCTTACCTGTGTGTATTGTGCCAAAGAGTATAGTAATGCATGGTATAGAGACATCAAAACCAATGGAGAATACTTTGATCATCCTCGATTTAACATCACCAATCAAGATAAAATACTAGACAAACTAAGTCAAAACTCCGTGATAGAAAGTAAAGATTACCAGGCATTGATATCAGAGCTACATCAATTTGATAAGTTAAAATCTATTTACATTAGTGGTGGTGAACCATTTTTATACAATAATCTAGAAAATTTACTAAATCAATTTGATCCGGCAATAGAAATTAATCTTTTTACCGGATTAGGAGTTGACACAAAACGACTTGCCAACCAGTTGAGCAAGTTAGATCGTCGGCAAAATATTGTTATAAATATCAGTGCCGAAAATACTGGTGCCTTGTACGAGTTTACACGATATGGAAACACATGGCAAAGATTTTTAGACAATGTACGTGTTGTAGAAGAACAAAGGTTTGACATAGTGATTAGATCCGTAATAAGTAATACTACGGTATTTGGACTAGAACAATTTGCTACAGACTTTGAACAATACAAAATAGAGTATCAATTTTGTTATGATCCTGATTACCTAGCTGTAAATGTGTTAGACAGTCAGACCAAACAACAATTGATAACGCAATATGAACACAGCAAAATTGACATCAAGGATCAGCTGCTGACTGCACTATCTTGCAACAGTACTGTTGATCAACAAAATAATTTTATCAAATATATAACCCAGTTTGCATCAAGGCGTAATTTGGATATGAATGTTTTTCCTGACTCATTGAACAATTGGATTAATTGTGTGGTATAGTCGAGTAGTTGCTGACCTCAATAACATACCTGACTTCATTGCACACTTTGAGTCAGAATTAACTGATGCCAAACGTGACTGCAAGATTGGCGGCTTGGTAGAGAAGAACATCACTGCCTTACCGGGCATAACTGAGCACAGGTTCAACCAGCTACAAGAAATTGAAGCTGTGTTGAACTTTCTCAACATTCAACTACGCAAGATTCGTACCAGACATTTCAAGAAGTATCTTGAAGGCTATGCTCGTGCGCTTACAGCACGTGATGCTGAAAAGTACGTGGATGGTGAAGAAGAAGTTGTGGACTTTGAAACCATCATCAACGAAGTGGCACTGCTACGCAACCGGTGGCTGGGCATCATGAAAGGCCTAGATACCAAACAATGGCAAATGGGTCACGTGGTTCGCTTGCGCACAGCAGGCATGGAAGATATCACGGTATAACATGTCCGACAACGAACGCTGGCAAAAAGACCTAGAAGAAATGGAGATTTTTTTCTTCTTGTTCTTCTTGGAAGCCTGGGTGGCTTTTTGGTGGTGCGTTGAGCACATTGGTTAAATACCCGCATGAAAATCGTAATTGTCACTGGCGGGTTTGACCCGCTACATTCTGGACACATTGCCTACTTTGAAGCAGCAAAGCGACTGGGCAATAGATTGGTAGTTGGGCTCAACTCTGATGCTTGGCTCACACGCAAAAAAGGGCGACCATTCATGCCCATGGCAGAACGCCGAGCCATCATTGAAAACTTGAACATGGTAGATCGTGTGATTGAGTTTGATGATTCAGACAACACAGCAATAGATGCCATACGTGTTGCCCGTACACATTATACTGTACCTAACACTAAGTTTGTATTTGCCAACGGTGGAGATCGCACAGCCAACAACATTCCTGAAATGGTGTTTGATGATGTGGACTTCCAATTTGGTGTGGGTGGCGAGAACAAAGCCAACAGCTCAAGTTGGATATTGCAAGATTGGAAAGCACCTAAAACAGAACGTGCCTGGGGCTACTATCGTGTGTTGCACGAAGTAGGTGCCAACACCAAACTTAAAGAACTCACGGTGATGCCTAAAACCTGCTTGAGCATGCAACGACATGACCAACGTGCAGAGTTTTGGTTTGTGGCCGAGGGTGAGGCCGCAGTGTACACACTAGATGCAGGCACTGATCACGACCTGATTGGCAACTTCAAACAGCATGACTATGTGTGGATCAAAAAGAACCAATGGCACATGTTGTGCAATGAAACCAACACACCACTCAAGTTGATCGAAATCCAATATGGTGAAAACTGTGTTGAGGAAGATATTGAGCGTAAGAAATGAAACCAATTCCTGTGTTTGTAGGCTATGATCCACGCGAAGCCATTGCATATCATACATGTGTAAATTCAATAATTAGACATGCCAGTCAACCTGTAGCAATCATTCCTGTAGCTTTGAACTTGTTTCGAGACTATGATGAAACACACACTGACGGCAGCAATCAATTTATCTACAGCCGTTTTCTTGTGCCACACTTGATGGACTATCAAGGCTGGGCCATCTTTATTGACGGCGACATGATCCTACGTGGAGACATTGTGGAACTGTGGAACTTACAAAATCCTTTCAAAGATGTCCTAGTGGTCAAGCATGATTACAAAACACGCATGACCGAAAAGTATCTGGGTTCAAAGAACGAAGATTATCCACGCAAGAACTGGTCAAGTGTGATATTATGGAACTGCAACAGTTTTCCCAATCGCAAGTTGACGCCAGAGTTTGTGCAAAACTCAACAGGTGCAGAACTGCATAGATTCACCTGGTTGGATGATGAGCGTATTGGCGAACTACCACCAGAGTGGAACTGGTTGGATGTTGAGTACGAGTGGAATCCCTTGGCCAAACTGGTGCATTACACCTTGGGCACACCATGCTTTCATGAGTTTGCTGACGCTGGCGACTTTGCAGACGAGTGGCACAAGGAAAGACTATTAACTGACTACTGTCAGCAGAGAACACAACAATGAACAACAACGAAGAACTAGCACCGCTGTTGCAACATGAACTGGACCTGGCACCAGCCGAAGTTAAAGAGTTGTTTTATGACTTATTGAAATATCGTGTGGACCCAGCAGGCGATTACTATGGCATGAACATGCAAGCACTGACTGAAAAGATCCGTGCCCTGGACAATCAAATGACACATGCCATTGACAGTGAATTTAGATATGCACAAAAGGGAAAAATGTTTGATCCTATACTAGAAAGTTTTACCATGGGATGTGGTGGGCAAATAACCACCTGGAGCAAAAGCGAACAGAGCATGGTCCCGGTGATATTGCGTGGTATAACCAAACGCAAAGAAATGAATGCTTGTCGTGCTGCCGGGCGAGACTTTTACTACATTGACACTGGCTATTTTGGCAACGGTAAAAAGAAAACATATCACCGGGTGACCAAGAATGATGTGCAAAATTTTGGTCCCATAATTGATCGTCCCAGAGATAGACTGGCGGCCACAGGTTTTCAACCATGCAAATTCAAGCGTGGCAGCAAGATATTGCTGGCACCGCCCAGTCAAAAACTGTTGAACCTGTATGGCATTGACCTAGAACAATGGCTGACCAACGTGCTGGCAGAGATTCATGCTCGCACTGATCGTGAAGTTGTCGTACGCCGCAAACCAGGCCGCACTGCTAGAACCACGGATGACAGCATGGTGCATGCACTTGGCCAAGACGTACATTGCTTGATCACATTCTCAAGCATCGCTGCCGGCGAAGCCTTGCTCAATGGTAAACCTGCTATCACACTTGGGCCCAATGCGGCTGCTGCCTTGTGCAGTCAGAGTTTGGATGCCATTGAAAGTCCTCATATACCTACTTTAGATGAAGTTGAAGCATGGGCAGCACACATGGCATATTGTCAATTCAATGA